CTCGCTACTGCTAAGTGCATGAAAACAGAAGGAGCAGAGCTTCTCTCTGGAACCAAAAGTTCCAGCGGGGCTGTTACACCCCTGAACGTTCAGCGCTGCCGACCTGGCCGCGCCGTGGAAGAGCGTTCTAGTATGGTTACCTTGGCGTTCCACATCGCCATGGTACGGAAAGCGCCAGGTCAATAGCTATTGGAGCTATATCTTGGTGCAACCCGTAACCGGTCCGTTCGTTACTGATAAACAGGAACTTGGACCGTCCAATTCCTTAGGACAGCGTACCGTATGGTATACTGATCATAAGGTGTCGAGTAGGCAGAAGAGGCCTTACAACCTTCCTCTACCCTACAACCGTGTACTGAAACGGATCACCGGTTTCACTCATACAAACGACGACGCTCTTCTTTCGTTGAGCCAATGTACGTGTATGACGAACTGGTGGGACCCTAACGGGTCTGTCTCCGCGGTGAGTTTTAACAAAGCTTACCGTCAGTGCATGGCTCAGCTCAAGCCGGCGCAAGCCGAACTTGGGGCTGCGGCAGGCGAATGGCACCAATCGTTTGGTATGATAACCAAGCGAGCGGGTCAGCTTGTGAAAGCTTACACCGCCATTCGTCGTGGTCGATTCGCGGACGCAGCGAAAGTTCTCGGACTGAAAGGCTCCCCTAAAGGAGTCTCCAGAAAGAAGCAATTCGCTGATAACCTGCTCGAATATAGATTCGGCTGGGGACCGCTTATCGGTGATATTAGCGCTGCTGTAGAAACGTTGGCGTCCGGCTTGCCGGCGTTCCGCGTCTCAGGATCGGGCAGTGTGGGGGGTAGTAAGGCTACTGACTCTGGGCCTGGTGGTGACACCAGGTCTACGAGCGATAGTTCTTACATCTCCTCCCATAAGATCCGGTTTTGGGTACGGGGTTACAACCCCAATACTGCAGTCGCTAATCAGCTAGGCATTGTAAACCTAGCGAGCGTGGTGTGGGAATTAGTTCCCTATAGCTTCGTCGTGGATTATTTCACGAATGTCGGGCAGTTCCTGGCTGGCTTTACTGACCAGATCGGGTTCGACCTTGCAGATGTGAACTGGACGTGGCGCACCATGACAACTTCGACTAATACTGTAAGCTGGGACCTCAAAACAGACCATCCTGGTCATGCTGAGTGGACCGCCTACAAGTTCGAGTTGGAACGGGCTGTGGGTCCTCTTCCGGGCCCCATCCTGACGTCGCAATTCAAGAACATCTTCGCACCTACCTACGATAAACAGGGTAACCTGAATACACCGTGGCGTGCGGCGACAAGTATTGCGTTGCTCCTCCAAAAGTTGCGCTAATTTAGCGCGGAAGGGAATGCTCGTATGCCGAGCCTTGCAAACATCACCGTCAAGAAAAGCGACGGTACCACCGACATCACCTGGACTGGAGTTGCCGCTTCGGCGGGGGATAAGTCCCCTGCCATCTGGCGGTCGCAAACCGTGGGCAGCGCCCCTGGTTTCCAACCTCAGTTCCTGATGACGTCCCGTGCTTCTGGCACGGGCACGGCTCGCCGTGTGGATGTGTCGATCGTGTATCCCTACACGACGACCGGTACCGATGGGAAGACCTACCTGGCCGAGAAGGCCGTTTTCACCGGATCGATGCTGTGTCCTCTGGGCATGCCATC